ATTGATAAAGCTAAATTGGATGTAGCATTAAGTAATTATAAGCGTTATTTTAATAGAGATAATGGTGGTACGCCTGAAGTTATACGTGGTATGACTATGCAATCTAAACTAGACCAATTAGCAAAATGATCAGTTTAACCGATTTATTATTAGAAGCCAAACTTCCTCAGAGCGAGCAAGATATGGATCTTTATGCTCGTAAATACAAAAAAACAATAGATTATTTACGTACCAAGAACAAAGTACTATTGCTTACAACCAGTAATAGATGGAGTGGTCACAAAGACGATATTGCTAAAAGTACACAACTTGCATTTAAAATACAAGAATTATTAGGCAAAGAAAAAGTAACTTTGATTGATACAACCAAATTAAATATAGTTCCGTGTGAGGGCAATGTATCGTCAAAATGGGGAAATCATTGTGGTACAAAAGATTCATCTTTAAAAGATAAAGAAAAAAACCCAACAGGAGAACATCGTTGTTGGGCTAGTATAAATAATAAAAGCGATGAATTGTGGAAAATAAGTAAAGAATTATTTGAAAGCGATGTTGTTTTATTTTTTGCTAGTGTAAGATGGGGACAAGCTAATGGTTTTTATCAGAAATTAATTGAAAGATTGACTTGGATTGAGAACCGACATTCTACTTTGGGTGAAAGCAATATAGTAAAAGATATAGATTCAGGATTTATTGCTACTGGTCAAAATTGGAATGGAAAAGATGTTACACAAACACAAAAAGAAGTACTTCAGTTTTTTGGATTCAAAACACCAGACCAATTATTTTGGAATTGGCAATTTACTGATAATAGTCTAGACGAAACTAAGAGTTCTTACAAAAAAGCAATTACTGTATTTGATAAAACATTTTTAAAACCATATGATAAGACTAAATAACATTTTAAGTGAAGTAATACAAGAAGGTGGTGCCGGAGGTCATATGGCACATCCATTTGATTTTGTAAATACTGGCGCTAAATTGGTAGATGTATTTGCGAAAGCAGTAAAGTCTCTGAAGCAAGGCGCCGGTAGTGTAAAGATTGACGGTGTTAATGCAAGTATCCGTATGATAAACAGCCAATTTGTAATGGATCGTGGATCAGCAAAACCACTTGATATTAAGGGCATGAGACCCGAAGATTTGCCAAATAGATTTGAACCAGGTCATGGATTTATTAATATTGGAACTAAAGTAATCAATATTTTCGATGAAGCGATTCCAAGTACCAAATCCGAATTAAAAAAGTTGGGATTGTTGAACAATCCAAATATATTGTTTAATATTGAATATGTAGAAGGTACAACAAACGTAGTTGGTTATGGTGATATTGGAAACTTTTTAGCAATTCATGGCTTAAAAGAGATCAAACCAAAGACATTTGGTAAGGATGGTAGTGTAAAATCCCGTGTTGCTGTTGAAATACCGTATGATAAAGCGGCAATGCAGTCCTACATCAATAAATTAAATAAGATTGCAATGAAGTATGGATTCAAAGTACTAGGCAGCGTTGGTACATCATTTAAATCGGATCCAAATTTGGCCAAAGTATTGAGAGAACCAGTAACATTATATCCTACAGAAGTTGCTGAAACCAAGTCATTAAAAGACTGGTTAAAAAATGTAAAAATCGATCTTCCACTTATCACCCGTGAACAATTTATTAATGCTTCAAACAGCAAAAATATTACGCAAGATTTTGCCGGTCAAGACGTTCAAAAGATTATAAATGATACCATTGTTTATTTAACCACTATCAAATTAGGAGATGAAGTATTAAAGAATGCTACTAGTGAGATTGGTGACTTAGATAAACATGAAGGAATCGTGGTTAGAGATCCAAATATTTATAACAATCCTTTCAAAATTACAGGAAGTTTTATTATAAAAGGTTTGGAAAGTAAGTTTAAGAAATAAAATAAATACATATTTGTTATGAAAAGAGCATCAGGTAAAAGTAATCTGGGTATCGTTAAAGATTACCTAGAAGGTAATCGTCCATTCGTACAAGTTGGTTATGATCCCAATTTGGAGAACAATAAACGCAAAGAAGGTGATGAATGGGAGGATAGTTACGGACACAAGTGGGTGTGGAAAAATGGAAGCAAACGTAGAATTTCAAAACGTGCTAAGATTATTAACGAACAACGTTGTAAATGTTGTAAGATGGATGTTCGTTGGGGCAATTATTTAGATGATAGAGTTTGGCCAAAGACAGGATATTGTTACGACTGTTTTATTAACTTTCAAACCGAATTGAAAATGATGGGAATGTTTGAAGTTTATAATGAACTTCAAGATCTTAAAAATGAACGTAGTATTTTAGAAGACTATAAGAAAAAGTTTGAAGAAAGTCAAAAGTTTTGCCAAGAAAATCAAGGTAAACCTGTTGAGTTCTTGGAAGAAGACGGTTCGTTTGAAAGATGGGAAGGCGTACAAGATTATACAAAAATACTTGAAGATGTAACCAACGATTTAGTGAAAATCAACGAGGGATTGGCAGAGATTAATGCTAAAATCAAGGATTACGAAGAGAAATATGAGTCAGCCAAATCTAAGAGAAATAATAAGAAGTGAGTATAAGAAGTGTATAGAAGATCCTATATACTTCATGAAAAAATACGTTAAAATCCAACATCCTATTAGAGGTACAGTTGGATTTGAACTGTATCCATTCCAAGAAGATGCTTTACAAGACTTCGTTGATAATCAATTAAACATTGTTCTTAAAAGTCGTCAGATGGGTATTAGTACTCTCACAGCAGCTTATAGTTTGTGGTTAATGACATTCCACAATGATAAGAATATTCTGTGTATTAGTATTACCCAAGAAACAGCGAAGGAAATCGTTACCAAAGTTAGATTTGCTAACGATAACTTGCCATCTTGGTTGAAAGTACCGTGTGTAGAAGACAATCGTTTATCACTTCGTTTAAAGAACGGATCGCAAATTAAAGCCGTATCGTCCGCTGGCACTGCCGGTCGTTCATCAGCACTATCGTTACTAATCATTGACGAAGCTGCATTTATCGATGGCATCGAAGAAATTTGGTTATCAGCTCAATATACACTGTCTACTGGTGGTAGAGCTATTATATTGAGTACTCCAAACGGTGTAGGTAATTTCTTCCATAAAACTTGGGTAGAAGCTGAAGAAGGTAAGAATAATTTTAAGACTATAAGATTGCCATGGTATCTGCATCCAGAAAGAGATCAAGTTTGGAGAGATAAACAGACCGAATTGTCTGGTGTAAAAGGTGCAGCACAAGAATGTGATTGTGACTTTAGTACATCTGGTAATCAAGTTGTAAGTGTGGATGTTCTTGAGTTTTACAAACAAACATATTTAAAAGATCCCGTAGAAAAACGGGGTAATAATCAAGATTTATGGATATGGGATTATCCCAATTATAGTAAAAACTATCTATTAACAGCAGACTGTGCAAGAGGAGACGGTGGAGATTTTAGTGCTTTTCATGTTATAGATGTAGAAACGATGGAACAAGTTGCTGAATATAGAGGGCAACTAACAACCAAAGATTATGGTAATCTATTGGTTAGTGTTGCAACCGAATATAACAATGCTTTGTTGGTAGTAGAAAATAATAACGTGGGTTGGGGAACACTTCAACAGATTATAGACCGAGATTACCAAAATACATTTTATAGCGCAACTGATCTTACTATAGTTGATGTTGAAAAAACATATAGTAACAAATTGCACGCACAAGATAAAAAGTTGGTGGCGGGATTTACAACTACTAGTAAAAACAGACCGTTAATTGTAAGTAATTTAGAGTTATTCTTCAGACAAAAACAAGTCATTATGAAGTCTAAAAGACTGTTTGAAGAATTGAACGTGTTTATATGGAATGGACCAAAAGCTGAGGCAATGAGAGGTTATAACGACGATTTAGTGATGTCTATGGGTATTGGTTTGTGGGTTCGTGAAACTGCTCTTAGACTACGAAACGATCAAATAGCTTATAACAAAGCAATGATTTCTAAAATATCTAAGGTTACTAGTCCTGTTACTGTTCAAAAGGATGTAAGCCCTATTGCTGACCATCATAAGACGATGGATTTTACGGTAAACAATAAAAAAGAAAGTTTAACTTGGTTATTGTAAATACTTATATAATAGAATAATATATGTCAGATCAATCATTTCAGGAATTAAGAAATCGTTCATTATTTGCACGTTTGAAACGTTTGTTTTCAAACGACGTAATTGTTCGTAATATCGGCGGTAAGAAATTAAAGGTAATTGATACTGATGAGATTCAATATGCTACAGATCGTAATAGTTTAAGAGATCGTTTTAATAGATTACGTACCACTTCATACAATCAATACACAAGAGATTTTAATTTATCATATCAAAGTAGTCGTGTAGAACTATTTCGTGATTATGATACAATGGATATGGATCCAATTC